TCTCCATCGCAAAGTTGGTGTGGCGCTTGTACACCGCCTGGAAGAAGGTCACCTTGGGCTGACCGGTCAGATAAACGTCCTGAGCGCCATAAGCAACCAATTGCATCAATCCGCCCGCCATTTGTACTAGTACCCAAGAAAAAAATTTAGACGGATTTCCATTTAAACCCGCCTGCTGATCGAGACGTACCCTTACAACACTTGCTTATACGACCATTTCCGGCTCCAGACTTTTTGGATGCTTCCCGTATAGTATCATACTCGGCGATAAGGGTCTTCAAGTCGAACGACCATTGCTGGATCTTCGTAAATTTTAGAGGCGAGTTCGACTGAATATCATTCGACTGGACGAACTTCCACTGGAACCCTCCTGCCGTCTTGCGCGTCCCCTTGCACACTTTACCTATATGTTCACTACACGCTCCTGACTCCTTGGCCGCCTCCTCAACCGACTCGAACGTCCGGAGGATTTGGGTCCCGTCCTTGGACCATTGCTGGACCGCCTTGCGGTTCGCCTCTTTCAAGAGTTCCTTGGCCTCGTCATCGTGATGCTTCCCAAACATGGCGTGAAGTTCGCCTGAGCGCACTGAGCTCATAAGCGCCTTGGTGTCTTCGTGAAGAAGCTTGTTCCTGTTCCCACCCGTCTCGTTGTTGTAGCCGCCTGGGGTCAAGGTCCCACGCTGAGCAATCTCCTGAATCTCGAGTTTGTCCAGGCGCTCTTCCCAGTTCCCTTCCTTGGGGAAACTGTGAAGAATTTCAATCTGAAATTGATCCCATCCATGCAGCCTAATGGCGTTATACAGATGCCTTTTCCGGCCGTTGTTCACGTCGGAGATGTGGCCATTCAGGCGGATTTGAAAATCATCCTGGACCGTCTGCCCTATATATTCCTTGTACGGCTCGATCTTACACTTTATAGAGTATACAAAGGGCATGCACTACTGAAATAAGCGGAGATTTCTTTAGTTGCGCCCAGCTGGCGCGCCAATTTTCTAGATAAATGGTAAATGTCTCGAGTGCCCCGCCCACCCCCACCCAGCCCACCCCATGAGGACGACGACGAGATGTGCGACGAGGACGAGATGTGTGACGAGGATGAGGAGATGGACTTTGGTGACCCCATGGAGGCTCTTGGTGCCTTTCTGTCAACCGAGGAGGGAGACACGATTGCCACCGCGCTTGTGGGCCTGAAGGATGCGACCGAGAAGATCGCCATGAGCCTCGAGATGCAGAACAAAATCCTGGTCAAGATCCTGAGCGCTGTCTCCAAGGCTTCCTCGTGCTCATGCATTTCGGAGCCCAAATACATCGCCGCCCCCGCTTAAAAAAGTCTAGCTCATTCTTAGTAATGTCAAGCTCCAAGAAAGTCCACACAATCGAAAAGGAAATTACTCCTGAACATGCTGAGGAAATTCGGTTGGCTCATCAGAGCTCCGAAATCAATTCGTGGACGATCGAGGAACTTGAGTCAAAAATAACTCAAGCAGAGACCGATGCTGGTTTTCACATTCGAGCAAATACGCTCGCGGCTGACAAGTCGTGGGCATACGTCTTGTTTCTGAATGACCAGGAGCGCGACGGGGATGGGTATCCCCGTAATTATACCCCAGAACACGTCAAGACCCGAAAGGAACGATTTATAAATAGTTGCCGGACTTTGCTGACCAGGGTGGATAATTTGGACGCCAACAAGCGTTCAAGCAAGGATGTGAATGGCGAGGAATTTACGGTTGAATTTAGGGTTCGTCGTCTGATTGTGGACCGGCAAGAGATGTTTGAACAGTACCGCATTTGGGAACGCCGATTTAACCGTATCAATAATCCGACACTTGCGATTGACAACAACGACTCTTCCCTGAAGGATGACGAGTCCAACACGCCTTACCAGAAGCTTCTCCTATTTTTGCTTCATCAGGCTTATGATGAGGGATACCGGAGGTACCGTGACCAGTGTTGTATTGAGATTCGGAACACACGGGCCTGGAAGCCCGTCAAGGAGATTAAGGATTTTGTGTACGACACGACCCAGAAGGAGGACAATCCTGACATGTGGAAGAACCTGACGAGCCGCGGTGGTCTCGTGGGTGATGTGGTGCGCCACCTGTCCAATTGTAAGGATTTTCAGTTTCCAGAGATCAAGAAGGACCGCCACACGTGGTCATTCCAGAACGGTCTGCTCGTCGGTAAGGACTGGAACGTCGAGGACCAGAAGTATCAGATCAAATTTTACCCGTACAATTCCCGTGATTTCCGCGACCTCGATCCGACTCTCGTAAGCTGTAAGTATTTTGATCTTCCGTTTGATTCGTATGAGAATATCGACGCATGGTATGATATTCCCACGCCACACATGCAGTGCGTTCTTGACTACCAGCGGTTCGAGCCGGAGGTTTGTAAGTGGATGTACGTTTTCTGTGGCCGGCTGTGCTTTGAGGTGAATGAGCTGGATGGGTGGCAGGTCATCCCCTTTCTGAAGGGTATTGCCCGGTCAGGAAAGTCCACCCTCATCACCAAGGTTTGTAAATTGTTCTACGAATGCGAGGACGTCGCGACTCTCTCGAACAATATTGAAAAGAAATTCGGTCTTCAGAGCATCTACCGTGGATTCATGTTCATCAGCCCAGAGATTAAGGGTGATCTTCAGTTGGAGCAGGCTGAGTTTCAGTCGCTGGTGTCAGGCGAGGATGTGTCTGTGGCGCGAAAGAATGAGACGGCGCTGAGTATGCAGTGGAAGACCCCCGGAATTTTGGGAGGAAATGAGGTTCCCAACTGGAAGGACAATTCTGGGTCTATTCTACGCCGCCTGGCCACGTGGAATTTCGGGCGCCAAGTTGCGGACGCAGACCCTCACCTGGACCAGAAGCTCGAACAGGAGATTCCAGCAATTCTATGCAAGTGTCTACGCGCCTACCTCGATTACGCGCACAAGTACTCTGACAAGGACATATGGAACGTGTTACCAAAGTACTTCAAGACGATTCAGAGCCAGATTGCACAGGTCACGAACGCTCTTCAGCACTTCCTTTGCTCCGAGAAGTTCAAGTTTGGACCGAGCCTCTTCATGCCCCAGACGCTGTTCATTGCTCGGTTCAATGAGCACTGTAAACAGAACAACCTCGGGACGCACCGATTCAATCAGGATTTCTACGCGGGTCCGTTCAGTGCCAAAGAACTGGAGGTTCGCGTTGACTCCAAGATTTACAACGAGAGCGCATACTCTACCCAGCCGTTCATATTCGGTCTTGACTTTTTGTCACAGGATTAAAATATAGGAAAATACTAATGGATCCGCTCGGGGTCACCGCGTTTCAAAAACTGTGGCGATCCAAGCGCGTTTTTAAAAACAGCCAGGGAGGATTGAAGTTTTCCGCCTCATCCCTCACTGCCAAAATAGCCACCTTTAAATTGCCTACTAATTTTCGATCAGTATTCGAAACGGCTCCCAAGGGGTTCTCAGAGATCACAGGGTACACCGCGAGTTTCAAAAAGCCTGTAATTCGTTGGGTTTCGGGTCAGGGGTGGATAGGCGACGCAGATGGTGTGAAGAAGCTTATCGCCAAGCGCGGTCAGCAGACGATCGTCATGACCGACAAGTATTTTGACGTCATGGGTCTTGGCAATTACGAGGAGGCGCTCTTGGCCATAGTCAAGAACGACTGGGCGCCCAAGTTTTTGCTCAAAGCTCAGCCAACCTATAAAAAGATTGACGGAATTTTCTACGTAAATATGCCCATTGTCCTGGCGGATCTCAAGGATGAGCTCAAGAAACTGCCCAGCTCGATGGTCACGAGCGTGACGTACAATCCCGAGCTCAAGATGGGCGTACCGGCGGTTGTTCTCAAACTCGCCGAGCCCAAGTGGACGTATCAGTTCTTCAAGAACGGCACTGTTCTTTTCACAGGCATCAAAGATCCATCCGAGCGCGAGGCTCCTAAAAAACTTTTCAAGGAATTCTTCACTAAATATGACCTGTACCCGCTCCTCGCGTTCAATATGACTGCGTCTCCCGCGATAAAGAGACCAAACAAAGGGGGAAACAGTGAAGCCAAGAAGGCCAAGTTGGCCGGGCGATATCCACTCGCGAGTTCCTGGACTTCCAAGCCTCCGTATGGGTTTTACGTGCGGCCCGGCACGAACGGTAAGCCCCGCCTCTACAAGTGGCGCAAGATGGAGCGAAATATCACGACGCGTGAGATGCTGAACCGTGGTGCGATGGGGCTCGGAAAGAAGAACGCGGTCGTGGTCGCCAAGGCGTACGCCGCTGTAGGCGTCAATGTTCCTGCTCATACACTCAAAATTTTCAGAAATATGGGAATTCCAATCGTGAATACAGAGCGAGAGGCGGCGGCAACCCCTGCCGGTCCCAAAAACCGCCGGGCACCCAGCTGGAACTCCACAAAGCCCGGATTTTACGTGCGCCCGGGACCTGGTAAACAGCCATATTGGTTCGCAATTCCATCGGGGTTGGCATCGGGCCGCAAGACTGTGATAAAGACGTACACTGACGCCGGTCGCAATATCCCCGCAGCGGTTCGTGATATTTTCAAAATTGGAGCCAACGTCAAGACGAACGTGGTGGCAGTAGGCGCGAACGAATTCAAGCCAGGACTGAAGCACGTCGTGACAATGGGTCTGAACCGTGTCCTGCGAATCAACGACCGCCAGGCGACGCGGTTGACAAAGGCGGAGCTTCTGGGTGTTGCACGGAACATGGAGATTCCAGAGGCGAATTCTAAGATGGTGCCCTCTACCCTGATTGACCTCATACAGAAAAAGGCGGGGGTGTCGAACAAACCAAACAGAACCTACGACGTCCTAGTCAACGGCATGTACTATTCGTTCCTGAACAACGGCCGCGTTGCTCGCGTGACGTCAGAGGGCATCCAGACTCAGCGCGCGTGGGCGACAATGCCGATTGCTGAGCGAAACAAGATTGCCAAAAAGTTGTTGCCGTCCAATTTGTACGCCGAATACAACGCCATGCCCGTGAACAACAAATTCAACGCGCTGCGCGGCATGGTTGGAATGAACAAGAATCGCAAGGCGACCGACGCCAAGGCCAAGGCGAACGCAAACGCAGCGGCCAAGGCGCTTGCAAAGGCCATGGCAAACGCCAAGGCGAACGCGAACGCCAAGGCCCGAGAGAACGAGGCGAAGGAGAATGCCGAACTTAACGCGATGGCCATGCGAATGGAGTGGAATATGCGCGCGTCTCAAAATCTCGGGCCCGTCTACGAAAAGAACAATGTGAACAAGTTTATGAAGATTTATAATAAGATTCCTGTGGGTGCGCGCGGCAAGCCGCTCAAGGCGAACATCGAGCGGGCCTATAAACAATTCGTCAAGAACGCGTATACTTTCAGGGGACAAGAGAAGCCAAAGAAGGAGCGCGCCCCGAAGAATCAATCACTCAATTACGTGTATAACATTCCCAGAAACTCCGTAAATTTCTCCAACAAATTAGAAAGTCTTGGGTTGAACTCGAGCAGGAACTGGACCTGGAACGAGATTCGCGCTGCTCTCAACGGCAAGGCGCCTGCGTCCCTCAAGGCGATGTGGAAATCCAACGTGGTCGCCAAAGCCCCCAAGGGCGCCGTAGGACCGATCAAGCGCAAGGTCCCCCGACGCACTTGAGAAGGTCAAACACCTTGTGGAGCAACTTGAACAGCTCATCCTTGTCTGAAATTTTCTTGGGGTCTATAATCTCCAACTCAATCTGATGTGTAGTATCCTCATCAGAGTCCTTGTCGTCCGGGGTTCCCTTGACGATCGTCATGTCGATTGACAAATTCTTCCGAACAAACGACCAACGCTCCTTGGTCGTTTGCCTGGTACTCGTCTCCTCCCCGTCGTACTCGAATGGCTCCTCGGTGCTCACACCTAGCCGCACGTCGAATGGTACGGAATCGAGGCTAAAATCGTCTACGAGAACGCGCTTCTTGATGTGGCCCACCTGCTCATCAGTCTCCTCGTCGACCGTGAGACGCTTTGACCCCTCGAAGTAATACACGGTCGCACTCGTGTGCTTCGTCGACTCCCACCCGTCGTACTTTTCAAGAGAATTCATAACCTTGGAGAACACGGCGGGGCCAACGTTCGTGTCAAAGCCTTTCCCTGACCGCCGACCGAAACGAATCTCAATCTCCGTGTTTGAGTTGGTGGCGTGTTTCTGAATAAGCGGCTCCCATTTGGCGAAAAGAGGACGGGCCATAGGGTGAGCAATTGCCATGTTTGTTTAGAGAAATAACGCGTGAACCTTTTAAGACGAGATGCGAGGTTTATGGAACCTCGGCAATACTTGCTATTTCAATACGGCAATTCAATGCCTCGCTCACGTACCACCTCTTACAAAACACCTTTTCTCACTGCCGCCATATGAGGGGCCATGTGATATTACTCGCGAATATCAAAAGGTTGTTCGGGAAATTTTCACAAAGGACAAAACAGGGCCCGTGAGCCCGAGTGACCTCCTTGGCGCATTTAGGGTTCGGTTTCCTCAGTTTGCGGATCATCGTCAACACGACGCCCAAGAGGTTATTCTTCACATGGTTGACGTTTTTGAGACGTCACTTGGTAAGGAGCTTATTCAGGAAATATTCAACGGGGAGGATTCACAGGAGACATTATGGGCGGATGGCATGTCGACTCTGAAAACTCCATTTACGACTCTCATTTTAGACGTCAGCGAACCTTGTAGCCTCCAGGATCTCCTCGATGATCGTCTTGAAGATCGCCCGATAGAGGGGTATACTGACGCGCGTGGGAAAACATACGAAGTTGCCGCAGTTCGCAATCGCGTCACCAAGTGGCCCCGAATCGTGAGCTTTTCATTCTCCATGTATGATTACAAATTTCCAGTAGAAATACCATTTGAATTTGAGGGTCGGAAGTTGTTTGCGTGTGTGCTTCATCAAGGGGCTCAGTCGGGAGGGCATTACGCGCTGCTTGTGAGACGATTCGACAAGTGGTTTATCAAAGACGACGATTCTGTACGAGAGATGCCTGATATTAAAACATTCAAAGGTGAGTGGTACCAGGTATGGTACCGCCCATAATCTCCGACAGTTGAATATTCTCACGAATATTCACAATGGTACGAAAGTAGGTCCGGCGATTGTTAGAGTGGCTCTTGTCGGTACGCACCTTTTCCACAAACCACCCAAGGTCTCCATACCCACACTCCACGATGGCGCCGTCAGGAAGGTCTTGGCGCTTGTTGCCATTGTGAAGCTCAGCCTCTTTGTACAACTCTCCCCGATCTTGTACAAAAAGATCCAATCCATTCTTCAACTGAAAATCAATTGTGATGCGCTCACGAGGTTTCCACTTGAACATGGTCTCGTGAGTCCCCATGCGGATTGGCTCCCGTATAGGCGTCATAACGATACCGTCCGTTTCATAGTCAAATGAATTCAAGTCTGGAATTTGTTCTTCGAAAAGTTTATACATCTTCTTGACCCTGATTTCAAATGGGGCTGCGGCAGTCTTGATGATTGCTTTGATGACCCCACGCGCCTTTTCAAGACGCTGATCGAGTGGAAGGTTCATGAGATCCTCACCCTTGACGATCACCGCGTCGTGAATCACAAAAGCCATCTTTTCATTTTTCAATTTAACAAGTTCACCATCGAGTAAAGTATCCTTTGGAATCCGAATCTTCACGGCCTCCACCTGAAACGCACGGTTGACTATAAACGTGCCATCAGAATTGCCGATCAAAAATTGCCGGACACCGTCAGTCTTTTCGCATACGAAATACGGCTGACGCCTCAGCAGAGCAAAGTGTCTTCGCTCGATGGAAACGGGTTGCGGACCTGGAAACCGACTGGCATCAGTCGTCTTCCACGCACACCTTATATATTCATTCATAATCTAAATTTGCTGTTATTCTCTATATTACGAATCGCCTAGCGATTTAGTCGCCGCGCGTCGTAAATTCAATCACGAGTCGCTAGGGTTCGAGTTTAACTCCCGCAGCCTCGAGGATATTTCCGAAACACTCATGGACATAGTGGCAGACAACCAGTGCCTCGGACGCGACACCAATTTTTACACCAATCTTGGAGAGGGTCGTAAACATGTCTTCATTATTTTCCAATGGAAGCTTGATTGGATCTTTACCGCCACGAATCTTCTTGTCCACCGGCTTACAGTCCATGACCCATACACGCGCAGAAGTTTTGACACACTCGTACAGCCCCGGTGTCAGTTTCTTGCCCACCTCGGTGTCAAATTTCAACCCCCTCTGTGACGCGGATTCAATTGTTCCCGCCTTTGTCTTTTTTTCAAACTGCTCCCAGTTGATTCCCTCAACGACCGATGGAAATACCAGAACCTGAATGCCCTTTTCGAACGGATCCAAAACCTTGTGAAGGATTTCCTGATTCAAATTAGTTCCATAATCCATCCAAAAGATGCGCTCGCCCGTTTTGATGAGCTTCGGAAGGGTGGCCTTTGTATCCACGAAGTGAATCTCCAGATGGGTCCCGCGCATCATACACAACATGTGAATATTCATCATAGTGTGTAAGGTTGTGGCGCTGATTGACTTGTTTCGCGTGACCGCGACGACATGAAGAACGGTCATTAAATTTCAATAGATTTAAATCCTTAAGCCGTCGCCTTAAGCCGCTCCTCTAGACTTCCGATGAATCGAATGTTGCCTACGTGGCCTAGGACGGTCATACAATCTGCGTAAATCTTGCCGCCCATCTGCTGCCACCTGCGGCAAAAGGCGTAATCCTCTGAAAGGTAACGGCGCGACTCGGGATCGATCATGCAGTCGAAGACGGCTATATATTTCTCGAGGTCACGATTCTGGTGGTCGTTCACGCACTCGAGCTCTGGATACTTCTCGTGCATCTTGGTGAACACATCGCGCTTGATGAGCATGAAGCCGGTCGGGCCGTCAAGAACCTCTGCGAATCCATTCAAAATCTGTGTATTCTGAAACTTGAAATTCATCACGAGGGACGCGGCAACACGGGAAAGGTCCTTGCCGGTGCCACCACCCTTGAGGTGCTCGTCGACGGCGTCCCACATAACGCACTTTTTAGGGTAACACGCAACGGCCACTTCATGACCAGACTTGATGAGCCGCATCACAGATTCAGGGTCGAAGTGGATGTCCGCGTCGATAAACAGAAAGTGCGTCGCCTCGGTCTTCTGGTAAAAACGCGCAACCGCGAGATTTCGGGCGCGGTGTACAAGCGACTCGTTCTCGGTCGTGTCCAGCATCATCTGAATGCCATTCGCCGCACACGTGCGCTGAAGACGCATCATGGACTCGGCGTAAGCCTGGAGACACACGCCTCCATAGCACGGAGTGCTTACGAAAAGAATGATCTGTCCAGACATTATGGGCTAAACGCAACTGCTCCTTAAGTTGCGTACAATTACGTCAATCTTAGCCAACGTTGGGACGGATACGCCGCAGATTCTGCACAATTCACTCTTGTCCGGTGCGCATCCCGATTCTTTCAGCACCACAAACATAACGGCGGCCGCCACCGCCTTTGGTGTGCGCCCCTGGAGCTCCACGCACTCCCCAAGCTCCTTGCAAACTTTGATAATCTTCATCTTGGTTCGCCCCCTCTGATCACTCGGTACACACGTGATATCGTTGAAGAAACGCGCAATCAGGTCGGCGGCGTTAGTGACGTGTACCTCCGTCTCGGGAACCTGCTCTTGATACATTTCGAAAGTCCGAGACAGATCGCGAGGGGGTATTCCAAAAGCATCCGCAATCTCCTTTGTCGTACGAGACACTCCCGACTCGCGACACGCCTGAAAGATACAGTTCGCCTTGATGCCATTTCGGACCGCTCCCCGAGTCAAGACCGCCTCGTTGAACGCCTTGTACTTGATCTTGACCTGATACATGACAGAGTCTGGGAGGTTCAGGATCTGTTTACCCACCTTGTCGAGATCCTGATACGCATGGAAGAGCGCCCGGTCCTTGTGATTCATCGACGTGTGTAAGTTGATCATAGCCAGACGCTTCTGTTGATATGAAGACTGCTTGGCGACGCTCATGATTGTCGATGCACCCCAGGCGGCTGAAAAGTGGTCGGTGTTGACAGGAGCACCGACGCGCGAAGGATCAGCCTTACACTCGTCGCCTCCCGACCTCCACTCGGGCTCGTCGCAGATGAATGCATAGTCAACGCGACCACATCCAGTACAAACCGGTAAATCGTCAAACACGTCATACCGTCTCAAACCTCCACAGTGTTCGCATACATAGTCGGCGTGATTACGGGTTTTCACTTCTGTTTGGGGAAGTGTGCGACAAGCATCAAAGTCTGACCAAATGCGATCGAGCTCACACATTTCGAGTTGCCTTAATAATACACTGCGTTCCCCTGGGCCGGAAAAAACCTGTTTTTTCTTTAATGAGCGCTCCAGTCGTCGATCATGCCAAACGTGCGGCCGTTCAGGAGATTACGTCCAAGTCGCCGTTCAACGTCTTCAACATTGTGGCTATTGTCGCAATTCTCGTGATTGGCTATTTCCTTTACAAAAAGTTCACCACCAAGTTCCAGAAGGGAGCTATCAAGTTCCCGTCCATTGTTCCAGCCGCGAGTGCTTCAGAGGCTGCCCCTATTGTTGTGGAGACCTCCCCAGAGGTGATCCCAGAGCCTGGTGTGAAGGAGGAGTAATTTTGTTGTTAAATACAAATGAAAAATTTTGATCAAATATTATGGACCGTCATCGGTGCAGTGGGCATCTGGGCCGCCGTCACACCTGGTCGTCAGCTCGGATTTTTAGGTGAAAATAATCGGTATAATATTTTAAACCAACTCTCACCAGTTGTAACTGTGATGGCATTTTTAGTATTGGGTGTAATGATCTTCAAGACCAAATAGAATCCACAACGTGCCACTCGATACACCGTGCCGCGTCCATGTAAACGTCTCGCTTCAGTAGCTTTTTCAGATCCCGCTCTGGGATCTTTGTTTCGCACGTATAAATATCCTTAAATCGTTCCATAAATTGCGACAGATTTTCCATCTGGTCCTTGAAGTCTTCAAACTTCCCCCAGGTTCCGTCCATATTGAGTTGATGTATCAATATGTACGAGTTCTCAGTCATGTACCGAGTCCGTCCTCCCAACAAAATGAACGTGGCTGCCGACGCGCACACGCCATCCGCAATCGTCCGAATCTTGACGCTCTTTCGCAGGGACTTGATACAGTCCATGGCGCTGAGGCCCGCGTGGAGATCCCCGCCGTCACTGCGAATCCATATGCGAATTTCCGGCCGGCCCTCAATTTCGAGATCCAGATACTTGTGCCGGAGCTCGAGCGCGAGTTTTTTCAATTTCATATTTAATTCAAGAACAGTCACCTCGCAGACTTCACAGTGAAAGTACACATCAGACCCCTGAATCTTCACAAATGACTCTTCCTCTGCAACGCATGGTTCGCAATTGCTTCCGCACATTGCTTCTTGAGTGTAGAAATGGTCTTTGCTTTTAACTTGGTCAAGGGACTCAAATGGTTTAGGATGTCCAGATCAGATGGAACCAGATCGTATTCAACAAAAGCCGCAAAGTCTCCATTTTCAATCTGGGATCTAATGAGCAACAATGCGTCAATGTCGAGGTGGCGTCTCGGCACTTTAGTTGATATTGATTGAATCTTTTTGTGACGCATACACATGTTTTGATACTTTGTCCAGGTTGATCCGGGACGGAGCTTGGTCAGAGTATGATTGATTTCGTTCGACGGTAATATACACCCCCATAGATTGAAATACGAAAGCAGTTCCCAATCTCCCGCATACACCCGTGACTCTATAATATCCGCTACACTCAGGTAATTTGATATCACTTCCATTCTTCCTCGTGAATCTGGGTAATTTTCATGTAAAATTGAAGCAATATTACCAGGTTCCTGAATAGGATGTCCAATGTAGTCCACGGGATTGGAGGTTGAAGACCTACTCACGAGAGACGCGATGAATTCCCGGGGGCCCATGAAATCATCGCGAATGTCGGATGTGAACGTCAGACTTTGCCGGACACGTCTCAGGTCGCCTCCACACGTGGAGATGGCGTCTTCACTGGCTCCTGGAAACAGGGCAATGATTGTATCGCGATCAGGTACTGGAAAATTATACGTATTAATTTCGAAATTAAATTTGACTGGAATTTGAGAAATTATTACAAAGAGACCGTTGGTAGGGGGTCCTGTAATTTCACGGAGGCCCACCAGGTCATGGACGCACTCATACTCGTCCAGGACGACGGGTGTATTGGTTCCGTGAATTTTGTTCAAAAAATCAACCGTGTCCTGTTTGCTCTTTAGCACATCCGACGTGAGTTCTATACAGGGCATGAGTTCTTTTCGGACCGTCCAGGTTTTACCGATGCCTGATTTCCCCAGGACGCACACAACAGGGCCCAGCTTCGTAAACTCGTGTTCGTTTTTTTGGGAGTCTTTAGAAAGATAGCGATCCATGGCGATAGAGGATTCTGATGATGAGTCTCTCACGCGCCAAGTTCTTAATATGGTTCTTGAGAACAACGCGGTGTTCCCTTACTTAACTGGATATTTGGTTTTTAACATAGCGATCCTCATTTTATTAATTTATATCTCAATTAAAATTAGCTTGAAATGAGAGAAGTTGTTCATTTGGTCAGAGCATCAAATGGAGTTCATAAATTCACAGCAGTCTTCCCAGATGGGACCAAGGTCCACTTTGGCCGTCAGGGGTACTCGGACTACACGAAGCACAAGGACAGTGAACGTATGAAACGCTATCTGGTGCGACACAGGACGAGAGAAAACTGGACGCGCACAGGTGTGAAGACGGCGGGTTTTTGGTCCCGATGGATATTGTGGTCCAGCCCGAGTCTTTCAGGCGCCATCGCCAAGACTGAAAAAGTTCTCAGAAAAAAAATAGTACAGAAGTAATAATGGGAATCAAGGACGCATTCGTACCGCTCATCTTTTTCATCATCTGCATTTTCGGAATCGCTCAGTCTTCCATCACCGTGAAGACGTATCTGGAGACTGGGAAGGAGAAGGATAACAACTTCAACTTCTCGGCAGTTATTCTGACGGCGTCGATTCTCGGTCTGCTGGGCAGTGGGTTCATGGCTTACAAGGCGTTCAAGGGGGGCGCATCCATGAACGCCGTGAACGCCGTGAACGCGGCAGGAAACACCTCAGCATCTGAGATGGCGGGTTCCCAGACGAACATTTCCAACCAGCAAATGACTCTGGCCGACAAGCTGGAGAACATGTCCGCCAATGCCGCATCTCGCGCCGCCAAGGCTTCTGAGGGTGCCAAACTTGCGAACGCTCTCGGTGCTACGCTTGGACAGTTGAAAAATAAAACGAATTAAATTACACTAGATGACCTGCGTAGACAGGTCGACAGTCTGAGACTGACCTGAAGCCTGTGCCGACATTGCGGAACTGAGCGCTCGGAAGGCGACCGGCGTGTTCCGGGCGTCGTAATTCATAGTGCAGTCAGCCGCGATTCCCATGGAATTAGCCTCGGCGAAGGCGTCCTGATTGGCGCCGAGATATGCGAACGTCCAGCCCTCCTTGATCTTTTGCTCGATGAGGTCCTTGATGTGCGCCTTGGTGTAAGTATGACTAGCATTCTCCTGACCGTCTGTCAGGATCACAACGCTTGGATTTTGCGACTTGGTCTCTTTGATTGTACGACCAATCGCATCAAGAAGAGCCGTTGACCCGCGAGGCTGGAACGTCTCGGTGGTCAGAGGCGGTACGTCGGCAATTGGAGTGAGAGTATATGAAACGAGGTACTCGTGGTCAAACTGGATAAGACTCAAGGTTCCTCCCATCGTTTGCTGATCTCGCAGAAAGGCATTGAACCCCCCGATGGTATCTTCGAGGCACGACTCCATTGAGCCAGAACGATCGAGGATGAAGACCCGATCCATTTTATTTTTAGTTTGAAAATGTATTCACTTGCGTGAGGCTGGCGCCCTCTTTACACTTTTTTTTGGGCGTATGGCCGATGGTGCGCGTGGATTGGTCGCCTTGCGGCCATACAGCGACTTGCCGTTATGACGCACCACGTATTTCCCCTTTATCGTCAGGAAAAACTGCCTACCCTTTTTGTTGTAAAAAGGAACTGGGATCCTCTTGGCGACTCCCAACTTTTTCAGAAGGAGTTGGCGGCGCGTGGGCACCGTGATCGCACTCTGATTTAAAACCGCATGGCGACGGGTCACGGGACCCGTCTGCTTCATGAGAAGGTTTATGCGTTTCATCATTTAATTTTAATTAAGAATTAAAATCAGATGGTGCTCCATATAGTCACGAGCCACTGGAAGGAGGATCTTGATTGGCTCAAAAAGTCAAAGTGGCCAGTTGTCCTCGTGGACAAGGAAGGCGCCGATCCAAGTTGGATTGTACCACAGCACGTGATACCCAATTCAGGTCGTGAAACCTCCGCCTACCTCAAGTACATTATTGAAAATTACGATAACCTCCCGGATCACGTGGCTTTCATCCATGGGCACGAAGAGGCCCACCATCATAAACACGACAGGCCACTCCTCGAGGTCATCGAGGGTGCCAACGTCGCCGAATTCGATTTCATCCCATTGAACAATTTTTTCACTAAAAAACCATTTGTGGATGATGACATGCGTCTGTCTACGGGATTCCTCGAGATTGAGACGTTTTGGGACAAATTTAATGTACCCGCAAGAAAACCCCCCTATTTCGCAGACATGATCATACCCATGGGGGCCCAGTTTATAGTTTCTAGTCGGAGAATAAGGCGTCACCCTAAATCACTTTATGAATTTTGGTATAAAATTGTCATTGAAGAGAGAGACAAGAACTGGCCGTACTGTTTCGAGGCAACGTGGCATATAATTTTTGGTGAATTTTGGCAATGTGATAGACGGGATGAATGGTTCAACTTTCCCCATAAACGGGTCTGGGCGCTTTAAAAAATAAAATCTCCAGGACAACTAGAAGTCTTACTTCTGATGGTCGGCGGAAGAGATCTCCCAGATCTCATCCGGCAACATAAACCTGAAGATACCTTTTACGTTTACGAACTGGGCATTCTAAAACGGGCGTACCAAGAATGGCTGCGGGTATTCCCG